GTACGAGAACCGGTACCATCCTGAGTTAAAATCAAAGCGATTGATGTACCCGCTTGTAGTCCACTTCCAGACGGCATTGTGAAGGTACAGTTTCCTGTCATTGTGAACGTCTGCACGTTACCGTTAGTTTCATCGAGAGTTACGGCAGTGCTTGAATTGCCCCCAGCATAAACAGTTTCAGCATAATCCTTAACAACTGGACGAGATAAAACATAATCTGCATGATTAACAACGCCAGAACCGTCAGCAGTTACTGTCTTAGACGCTTCAACTGTACCCGCTGTTGTTACATCGTTATAGTTCAATTCGGCAGTTGTGCCGGTATACCCATCAATTAAATTTAACTCAGCCGCAGTTGCTGTAACTAATGTACCACCAAGCTTCAACCCATTTGTTCCGTCATGCGAAGCAACATTAAAGTCATATGCCCCATCTTCAATCGTAACATCTCCACTAGCGTCTGCTGTTAATACTTTAGACTCTTCTGATTGACCTAGCGTTGTAATATCAAGATAGTTTAATTCAGTGGTAGTAGCCGTACACCCATCCAACAGATTCATCTCTGCACCATCTGCCGTAACAGCAGTAGTGCCAGAAAGACCACTAAATTGGTTCTTCAAAACAGCCTTTATAAGACGCAAATGATCGTCTCCTTGTGAGATAGCGTCAGTGGCAAGCGGATTAGTAGCGACTAATTGGCTAATATATGTAGCAGATTCTAGTCCCATGATAACCCCCTATGCTAGTTCAAATATGCCACTGGCACTTGGAGTGACAGTAAGCGTGTTATCTTCTGCTAAAGTAAACTGAGATGTAGTCAGTTTAGAAAAGCATACTAATTTACCACCAGACTGATAAACAACTGCGTATTTAATATTCGCAATTGTTCCGCCGGTAGCGGTCCATACAACAGCAGTTGAATCAAAACGATACTTATCAGTCGCAACAGAAGCCCATGTACGGGCCGTAACAGATGCGCCTCCAGTTGTGTAACCATTGCCATTAGCAACCTCACTAGCAAGTGAAGCATATGTAGATAAAGCTGCATTATTTACATTAGCACTTCCTGCGCTAGTATGAAGTGATAAATAGAAACCAACACTTGCACCATCTAGATCAAACTGACCATTGCCTATATATTCCCTAAAGGAATTGTAAAAACTCCAAGCAGTAGCGGCCATTTTAATTTACCTCCTCTTTAATTTTTAATGAATTTGGATTTTTAATAATATGTGAAATAAGGCCATCTCCATGCACGGCCAGATCGTAATGTTCGCCTGTTTTAGCAATCATATCAACGAACTCTTTTGCCTGATGGTAATTCGCCGCAGTACAAGTAAACTCTCTTCCAGCTACTGTGACATCTATAACACCTTCACCATCATTTTCAGGCTGATCATAAGCATGGTGATCTGTCATAATACAACTATCAAATCCATACATTTCAAACTTATGAAACCCTAACATCCTTAGTAAATGAACGGCTCTCAACGCAACTGTAGCGCCCCCCATTATCGGATAGTATTCTTTTCCGTACTCTTCTTTTAAAAGATCAAAATTGTCATCTCCAGCGCAATGCCATATCCATACTTTATTATCCTTAAGATTTTCAAATACAGAAGGATGGCACTGAGATGAAATAAAATATTTACAATCTTCAACTAATGGATAAACAAATCTGTTATTAAACTCCCTGCTATCCAGCATTACCATTCCTGAAGGAGTAAGACCATTATCCATACAATATTTATGAGAACCATTAACCGTAATTACAGGCATTCCACTCTTTCTTTTTTCTAAAAGATCAGGAAAAGTTTCCTTCAATGTGAAGCCTCCTAGAACTATTCCAACCACCTTCTCCCACTGGGTTTCATAAGGACGGACTTGAGGTAATCCTCTCTTGATATTGTTTTTTATATTATCCCTTATTTTATCTTTATCTTCGTTAACGCTGCAAATAATTTCCGGTATTGGATGCAATTTTTCAACACCAACCAATGGGGGTTCTGAATGCACTCCTATCTGAAGACTCATGTATTGAACACCATTCTTATCTCTAGACCCAAAGTATTGGTAGCCACAATATCAACATCTATTCTGATGACATCGGCAGTAGAAACTCCACCATAACTGCCTACGACAGATGGGGTAGCGGCTGTGGAAGAATCTTTCTCCCCTGAATCAATAGTTATAGCAGTTGAAAGCATATCCTGACCATCGGTTAGATTATGCAATTGAACTGTAGTTAAACTTCCAGTCCCAGCAGTATACACATGCGCCTGAGCGCTAGATAAATTCTTCCCATTTAATGTAGACGGTATTGTAACATGCGTAATACCATTTCCTACAGTTGGACCAATAGTATCAGCAACACATTTAACAACTAAAGTCCTTTCCGTAAAAGCGGTAATTTTATCAAACAGAATTGACCTTGTTGCTCCTGCTGATGTATCGTAAAAAGATATCTTGTCTGCAGACATATCCGCAGAAGAAGTGACACCTAAATTAGGAATCGTCTCCTGCTTATCAGTGTTTAAATTGGTAAAATTAGCATCTGCTTCTGCAAATGTAAGCGGGCTTCCTTTTGTTTCTCTTAATGTAATTTCTGCCATTATGCGTCACTCACATATCCTGTGGTTATATAGTAATCCTGAAAATAAGGCATGTTCCCATAAGGGAAAGTCCTTGGGCTTTTTTCATAGAACTTCTTCCCGTTTGTCATACGGTAGGAAACTCTTCGTGGTGGCCCCGTTCGTCTTCCACCAATTCTAAATTTTCTCATTAATATCTTGCCTCGGCTTCAGGCTCTAATGAGCGCCTTGTTCTAGATATTGGAGGCATTGCGTCCATATCATATATTCTAGAAAGAGCATCTAAAAAATCAGGATGGATGGTGGGAAATAACAGGTACTCATTTCTTTTAACCCAATCCGTTAAATCATACACCTTTCCTTCTTCATTCTTTCTTAGAATTTTTTTAGAAATCAAAAATTCTTTCTTCTGTATTTTATAATCTTTTTGATGAGAAGTCAATTTTTTTTGATCTGTAGGGAAAGGGAAAAAGAAGGAGCCATCTTTTAAGTCAGGCTCTAACCTTTGTATTCTGTCCCTCTTCGATTGTGACCCGCCCCCTCCTGTCCAGTTCAATTCATACACTGGAAAAGAACTTCCATCAATACGCATCATTTCTTTAAAATGTTCTATGTCCGACTGCGCCCCGTATCTCTCGTATCCAACCTTAACTTCCCTTATTCCCGGCGCTGTCTTCCATTTCGCCCTAAGCATCTTCAAAGCCTCCCATCTTTCTGACAAAGATAATCTATGGCATACCCCATCCAAAAGAAACTTATTATAATTCGCGTCAACTCCAACCACAGCAATAGCTGTTCTGTTCGACCCTTTCTTTCTGGAATGAGCCGGATCACACATTATATAAGCATTTAAAGTATAAGGACGAATCTCCCATTCATTCCACCACTCTTCTTTGAATACTACGTCCGAACCAGCAATAGGATTTAAAAGCTGTTGACAAGCGACTATATAAGTAGAGGTTGTCTTCTTTATTTCTTCCCATCTCGCGGGTTGAAGGAAGACAGGCTCTCCTTCCATTGTTCCATCTACAGTAGCAGGATGTATTCTTGGTTTTACCGCAGCCCTCTGAAGTATAGTTCCATAAGTATCCCCGTAAGAATATCGAGTACCAGCATATTGATAACGAGGATTATGGGTTGACCCCAAGTTTAATGACAATTCCCAAGAGAGCGTTGTCTTTGCTATTTGCTCTGGCGTGTTAACAGCATCTTGAACAACTACGTCGTCATAAATAATAAGATCAAAATGTCGTCCAGTAGGCTGACCATCCACAAGTCCATGAGCCTCAATAGTTTGTTCCTTCGGGTTAGCAAATCTCCTAACACATATACCCTCGTTCTCAGCCCATTTGGGGGCCTCAAGTCTGGGCTTATTCCAGAGGATATCAGGATAGAGTTGTTTAAGCTTTTCATTAGAATCGAATTCCTGCATTATCTGGCGTAAAAACGGTTTTGCCTGTCTAGCGGAATACGATAACAATCCTATTGTTATATCAGGGTTACACAAGATTTCCTGAATAGTGCCCAAAAAAGTAATGATTGAACTTTTATAATGAAACCGCGCCCATAAATCTAAATGGCTATCTGGGGAAGACTCTACCTCCCTGCATCTTTCATAAATCCACGGATGAACCATATCATGGCGGTTACACAAAAAGACACCAAGATAAAAACGGTCCAACTGACCCAGAGTCCTAATGAAAGAATCGTCAATATTAGGATCATCATGGCAATCAGCATATGCCAGCAGAACAAGTTCAAAGGGCGCAGTGTGCGCCCATTCAGCAAATTTTTGTGCAGCAACGGCATTATTATTCTTATGTCTGACGCTATTTACTATAACAGGCAACAAACCAGCACCCTACTTCTTTTTCTTGTATCCAGAGGCATAAGCTGCACGAGCCTGTCTTTCTGCGCCCTGTCTAGATTTATAAACCTTTCCTTTGCTCCCCCACCTATAACCGCCTTTAACTTTTTTAATAGGCATATTAAATTACCAATTCCGAACACCCCAACCCGGGGGCGGTTTTTGTATCTGCATAGCAGGATGATTTGTAATCCAATTAGTACCCGTGGATGTAGATGTAGATGTATTAGTGGATGTTAATGGAGCGGATTCCCCGTCTAATATCCATTTAGGAACTACCAATGGAAGTTCTTTTCCAGATGCGTCAGCTTCTATAAGAAGCCTTAAATAATCCGGATATCTAACGGCATTAAAAAGAATGGAATCAGGCAACGACTTAGCCCAAGGATATATAGATCGCATTATGTCAAGAATATACTCTGGGCCTTCAGCGTTTTCCGGACCAGTTGGGTCTTGTTGTATATTGGCCGGTATATTTTCATTAGTAGTCGGGTCTACCACACCAGAACTTGCGCTTGGTCCGACTAACCCGCTTAATATACCGCCCCATAACCCTTGGAGAACACCACTCAATCCTGCTTGAGCCTGTTTCTCGGTCCCCGGCATAGCAATTCCATTCTCATCTACTGGAACACCGTTTTCGTTAGGAGAAAACATGGCGTCATATTCTCCCCAATTAGCAGCAGAATGCTTGCCTGATAAGTTTGTTCCCTCCTGACCAAACGGGATTCCATTGGGAGCTTTACCATCTAGTGTGTGTGATAACGCAATACCACGGTCTTCCATATCCTCGTTGATAGCATCAATCCAACCTTGATGAGTCCCGTCAAACATTGATTTAATACTCGCAACTCCAGCCATCGCTGCTTTCTTAGCGTGACCGGGATACATTTCTTCACTCTTCTTGGGCCCGTATTTAGGAGCGGGTGTGGTTTCGGGGGTTGCTCCCCATCCCTCATCATCAAGTTGACCGGTAGATTGTAAATGGGCTTCTAGCGCATCCATATCAAACTGAGCGGTTTCCAGAGAAGTAGAGGGATCAAAGGCTGGCGTTTCGGTTAAGCCAAATTCATTCATCTTACTGTTGAAAGCCGGAACATCGTATTGGTTAAAGGCTTCTATGTTTGCATAGTTAGGGGAAAAATTTAGAGCCTTCATTGCCCTCTCTTTTTGCGCATCGGTCATGCTGTCCCATCCAGTACTATCTACATTAGGCGAAGCGTTTAATGTAGCTGAACCTTCCCATCCTTCCATGCCGGAGCCCATGGCTCCTTCAGTGAGGGCGTTATAGGCTTTCGCGTCCGCCCATGCTCCCCACGAAGCTTGATTAAAGTCATCAAGAAAGGCGGCAGCCTTTTGACCCGGAGATTCTTGCTCAACTGTAGCGGGGTTCAGGCCACTGCCGTAACCAAGTCCTGAAGGGTCATCTGAAGGATTAACAGACCCAAGAGTAGATGGGTCAATTCCTATAGCCGCAGAAAGCTCGCCTAAAGAGGGGGTAGCGCCAAGACTATCTAAACTTACGGAAGGTGAAGTATTGTTCAGGCCGCTACCATAACCACCAAAGCCAAGACCTGAAGGGTCTTCGCCCATCATGGCTGGTGCAGTGCCATCCAGACCACTGCCATAACCAAGGCCCGAAGGGTCATCGGTTGGGTTTACGCCATCCCATCCTTCCATGCCGGAGCCCATGGGGTCAGCATTTGCGGCATTATCTAAAGCATTAGCCATTCCTTCAATTGCATTTGCTTGATCTGTCTCAGGTCCAGCGTTTGCGTCTCTCCCACCACCTTCCGTATTTCCATCACCAAAAGCATCCGCTCCTAATCCTTCAACCCCAGAAGAGTCTGGTCCCCCACCCATTCCCTGTCCGTATGCCATGTTAATATACTCCTATATTCATAATAACCCTTTGGTGGAGGCGAGGGGAATCAAACCCCTGTCCAGAAAGTGAGTTAACCTTTGTTCCTGTCGAAATCATTACGCCCCCTAATGAATGCTCTTTTCCATTTCTTTTATACCCATGTTAATAGCCTTTTCAAGAATAGCGTCCACATCTACTTTCTTCTTAACCTCGACAGTTCCCGAATGAGCAATTTCCTTTTTCTCTTCTTTTCGGCTATGAGAAGAAGTCCAACCAAAACGATTAACCATATTCATTAACCAGAGGCCATGATTAAAACCTCTTGTGTCAAGATTCTCTCTACCCTGTCGAATCCACCAAGCTTCTGCCGCTTCCTTTCCGATCTCAACAACCTCTCTAAAATTATGCTTTTCTTTATCTGCGCTCTTTGCCCATCTGTGAAAAGTGGACCGATTAATACCCATTAAACGAGACGCTTCCACGATAGTTCCGCCTTGATCAAACAAACCCTCGACTCGACGACTCATTAGGTCAGTCCAGATTGTTGCAAACTTACTTTTTTTTGCCACGTTTTCTCCTTGGTGTGCTGTCTTTTTTTCCTTTAGGTCTACCGGGGCTTTTGTTTCTATTGCTCGCTCTACTAGACACTGTTAAATTACTTGGAGAATTGTTTCTTGGGTTTCCATCTTTATGATGAACATCCTTTCCATCCCCCTTCTTTTTTACCCCGGCTTTGATTAACCTTCGTCTAGCCGTATTACGGGCAGCCCTATTCTTCTTTTGTTCCGGCTTGGAACCATAGCGTTGATATTCTAACTTAATGCTACGGGCCATTTTTCTTTCCCTTTCTTTCTAAAGGACCGGGTAATATCCATCCAAGAATCATCGGCACTATTAAGATTAATATTAATGCCCATCCGCCTATCTCCACTAATGATTGCATGATTGTCCATATGTTGTCTGGCGCACATTTCATGTCAATCCCCCGAATCCTCGTATCCATCATCGATTCCGTCACCACATCGGTCACAAAAGCACTCGTCATGGCACCCGCTATCGGTGCAAGTGCACCCCCCGATAAGACAGTACCCGCAGTCGCACCTATCGCCGCACCGGTTGCTACTACCGTTGCTTTTTTTA